ACTTGAAATTCTTGTGGGTCTGCGTGAACGGAAGCTGTCCCTGAAACGCGTCCCACCAGAGGGAAGTCGCGGAGCGCATGGTCGAGCTTACCGCCGAGTCTGTAATATTAAAGTCATCCACGTCCGTTCCTCCTTTCCCTTTAAATAAGCCTTTAAGCGCGTTTAAAACGTTCATTAATCTCTCCTTATGAGCCGCGGAATGTATCTTTCAAAACTGTATTCGAACGCGTCCAGCGTATCAATATCCGAGGTGCCGTTATCCAGCCGGATATCCTCGCCGACAACCTTGTCGTCGTACACCGCGCCCTGAAATGCTTCTCGCAGCGTTTCGCATTCGGAAGTCAGCAGGAATCTTTCGCCGCCCATAAGCATAGTAGTCGCGCGGATACGGTCGATTATCGGGCGCTTCATCGAGTTCTTCACGGTCAGGTCGAGCGGCTTTATGTATTCCCGCAAGCCGGAAATCAGCGTCTGCTCGGCGCTGTCGGCGTAGATGTCCTCAATCCTGCCGAAATCCCGCTGAACTCCCTCGCAGAACTCATAGATACGCTTGTATATCTGCTGCGGGGTCAGTCCGGTGGCGGGAACGCGCTCGCTCCGCAGGGCGATCAGCTTTCCGTAATCATGGGTCACGCCCGTTGCGACCATAGTATGAGCCGAGCCGTTGCCGCCCCAGTCCACGCCGACATTTATCATGTCCAGCCGTGGGAGCGGTTCCGGCGCTGCGAACGCGGGGATATTATCCGAAAACACCCGGTAAATAGCGCCCGCAGCTACGACCCACCTGCCGAGAATGAACCGGTCGTAGAACACGCCGGTGTACTCCTTTTTCAGCGCGGAAACGTAGTCTGCGGGGAGCGTTGTGTTGTCGTCAATGCTGAAAAAGATGTTCAGCAGGTCGTCCACTAGCCCCTTGTTGTCGAGGTACTTTTTCTTGAGCCAGTGGGTCGGAGTGTCCGGGTTGGTAGTCGCGAACAGCTTTGCACCGGGCGCAGACAGACGTGACAGCAGCATGACGAAGAAATCCTCCGGGAACAGCGTAAGCTCGTCGCAATAAGCGCCGCCCAGCGTGATTCCTCGGATCTTGTTCTCGGAGCGCGCGTCGTTCGCGCCCTCCAGCATTATCTTCCGTCCAAAAAGAACGCCCTCCTTTGCGGAGAGCGAGAATGTGAAATTCCTTTCGCCGATAAGCTCCTGAAGCGGTAGCAGGCAGTTGCGCTTGAGAGTCTGGAGCGACTTCGCGGTCATCATGTACAGATAGTCGCGTGGGCGGGAAGCCACCCACAGCGCCCAGAGGATCAGCGATATCCATGTCTTGCCCGAACGCACCGAACCCTGTAAAACGGTCAGGCGCGGAAGCTTGTTCTGCTTGAACAGCCGCATGAGGTCGTTCTGCTTTTTCGTGAATGTGACTTTACCCATTTTTTAAAGCCTCCAGAATATCCGCCAGAGCGCCGTCAGCGTTGCCTGAACAGCCGCCGTTTCGGCTGTAATCCTCGCCCTTTTTATTAATAAGGTAGAATTCAATAGCTGGCTGGGACGGAGGAATGTGGCGCTCCTTTGTTTCCACGGTCTTGACGCCGTTCACATATTTAATAGTGCGGTCGGTGACAGTGTAGCCGGTCGCCGCGCGCAGGAGCGCCTGCTCCACCTCGGCGGTCAGCAGCTCGCTGTTCTGGGACAGGAGTTCGTTCAGACCGCCGCAGCGGGATTTTATCTCAGCTATCTTCTTAGCGCGCTTAGCCTCGTTATTTGTGGACAAGTAAGCCTCCACAAGCTGCTGCACTGCGGAGGTCTGGTCTGTGCTGTTTTTTTCGCGCTCGGCAATGGCAGCGCCGATGGCTTCTATGCTCTTTTTCTTCCTGCTCATGCTGTCACCTCTTTCACATACGTTTAAATGCGCTTAATTTGCGTTTAAATTCGCGATTTGCCCAAGGGCGGGGAAACTATCCTCTGAAATGTGCGCGGCGCTTACAGACGATTTCAGGCGGGTACTTCACACACCAGCCCGAAATCATGATGATATAGCTTCGCCCTGTCCGTTCGGAACATGTTCCGCAGATATCAGGGGATATTCTTCGCAGTTCCGGAGCTTATCAACGGAACCGCAGGCTGACTTTCTATCTCGCAGCCGAGGATAACCTCGTAGTGCCTGCCGTAGATCGTAACGTCCGCCACAGCGCGTTTACCGCGCCGGTTAAATCGAATTATCTTATGCTGGAAGCGTTTCAGGAACCCGTCCGTGATATGCAGCGCGCAGCCGGAAACATAACCGCGGCTTATTCCCAGCGCGTGACCGTCATTGCAGAGGAATCTGATATATTCCTCCTCGGTCTGGCTGAGCTGCGAGCGGCTGAGTATCCGCAGCGTTCCATAGCAGAACTTGACCGCCTGCCAGATGTCCGGGGTCAGCTCCGCGTCGAGGAACACATATCCGCTGAACAGCAGCACTTCGCGCTGTACCCACCTGCGGCGGTGGCGCTCCTGAACCAGTCGGCGTGGAGCATACGCCGTGATGTTCTTTTCGGCAAGCTGCCGGACTACAGCCATCTCCTTGCCGGACTGACAATATATAACGTACATTATTCCTCCTGCGATTTGCTGTTGATGAACTGCACCAGCGAGCGGTACAGTTCCGGATTCTCCTTTGCCATAGCGTCGAAAATATCCTCTTTAAAGCTTTCGAACGCCACATTTTTCAGGTTCGCCGTCTTGATATCCGTGGAATTTTTCAGGCTCACCGCTCGGATCAGCGCCGTTGCCTTTTCGATGAGCTTGAGCGGGTCGGCTTCTTTCAGCGCGATTTCGTCCATCTGCTGGACTGCCTGCAATACCTTGTGGGATATCAGCCGGGCGATTCCCTCGGTGGTGTCGAGCTGCGGGAACTTCTGCATTTCCTCGGTCAGAGCGCGCATGTTCTCGCTTGCAAGGCGAATCTCCTGAACGCTGGCGTTCAGCCCCTGCGCGTACCGGCAAACCGCCGCCTCCGACAGAGTGACGTTGGCAGTGTCCCGGACAAAATCGCATACGTCCCGGTAGGTGTAATCTCCGAGGATCATCTGCTCGACCGCTTCCTTGATGTCAGACGGCAGCTTGTCTATCTTGCTATGCTTACGTTTCATGGCTCACCGCCTTATGCACGGATCGGAAATTTTGCCGTTCAGGAATGCTATACCCTTTGCGGTAAGCTTAGCCTCAAGGCTGTGCAGTTCCGCGTCGGCGAGGTCGGCTACTTCATTGTGGAACTCCACGTCACGGAGCTTTATGTAGCCGCCCTCGTTCAGATAATTCACGCAGTCAGCTATCTCCGGAGCGCTCACATCGACCTCCAGACCGTGTTCCAGCTCACGTATGCGGACGTATTTTGTCCGCAGCGTATTTATAGCCCGAAGCACCCGGGCGTTGTTGTCGCAGAATTTCTCGCGGTGTACTCTTTCCATGTCCATCTATATCACTCCCTTTTGAGATCGTCAATCTTTGTTTCGAGCCGCGTCATGGTGCGGATAAAATCGGAGTTCCGCACGGTATTCTCCTTGAGGAAATCTATGTTGTTCTCGATTTTCTCGATGGATTTTTTCAGCTCGTTAAGCTCGGATTTGCTGGCGTACTTCTCGTCGGCGCTCTCGAGTTTGTCCTTGAGTTCCTCGACATCGGAGCGGCTTGCGCGGCTGG